ATAAATCATTCTTCCATCTTTCCCTTTCAGCATTTATTGCTTCTAATGCTTCTTCTATTTGTGAATTACCGTATTTATCAATATAAGGTGGCATAGACCACTGTTCTGGAATAAACAGACCTGCCATACCAATTGTACCATCAGCATCCATTAAATTAGTTTCTACGGCATAAATATCATTAGCACTAGGATTCATAATCATATCCTTTAAAGGATTACATTGTTCAAGATCACCAACAGATCCAGCAGCTATAAACATTCCAGTAGTTACCATACCGGATGACATTGCTGGACGTAGATATTCATAAGTCTCCATCATTTTTGGTGCAATACCAGCTTCTTCATGAAAAAAATATGTACAAGGTCCACCTACACCTGTTGTTGCATTTTTTTCAAAAGATGCACCTTGTATCTTTGATTTTAAACCCCTTGATGTTTTTCTATTACCAACCTTTACTTCAATTTGTTGTTGCCATAATAGAACCTTTTCTGGATTACTAGGCCTATACCAAGCTGTGTGCTCATTTAAAAATGTCTTGTATTCCTCTAAAAATTTCCAAGATCCTTTATCATTAATATAGTCTTTTAATGATGCTCCAATCTTACATATAGAACCTTCTTCAAACCAATATTGATTTACAATTTTTGCCATATGGAAATAAGATGATGCAATCTGTCTTTTCTTTAATATAGCTGAATGTTGATTATTTAACTCTGCAAGAAGCTCGTATAAAGCCATATGGTATTGTGCATCACGTACTTTTGCAAAGCCGTATTTTTTTTCCTCTTTATCAAAGATAGGTAAAAAGTTTAACCACATGTAGTAATCTCTAGTCAAATACCATTCTTTACCTTTATTTTTGTATATAACACCATTCCTACATTTATTCTTTTGATCATTCCAATAAGCTATATAATCTTTTGATCTAAAAGGTGAATTACAATAATAACCATCTTTGTTAAATTTAGATGCTTCATCATTAAATCTCCAAGCTGTATGATCAAAATCATACTCACCCGGTTCTTTAAAAATACTTTCTAAATATTCTCTAAATTCTAAATCTGTATCAAATGTAGTTTCAGACCATTTGTTATTCTCATATGTAGGTATAACTCTACTCATACCTTATAATAGCAAAGACATCACCAGCTTGAAGAAGTAAATGTTCTTCACCTTCATGTTCCATTGGTGTGGGCATTGCGTGTTCTGCATATTGTACTACATCACCTATGCTTATTTCTTCAACTTCTGCACCAACTCCAACAACAGTTCCTTTGAACTCTTTTTTCTGTGCAATTTCCGGAATAATAATACCACTTGCTGTTTTACTTTCAGCCCTATGTCTTTTAATTAATAATCTTTTTCCTACTGGTATGATGATTTGTTTCATAATTTATTGTTGTTTTTTTAATATATTCTATTTTATCTTGGCTATTATACCATTCATCAATGTGTTTATCAAAGTGCAATCTGTAATCATACCCATTACAAAATGTTTCATTGCAACGGCTACATTGAATAATTGGTTTGCACATTACATTTGATCATATGCAAGTCCTGCACCACCACGCACAGAACTTTCTTGTTCTTGTTTCATATCACTAAATGCACCTTTGTATGATTGCCTTATTGATTCAAATTTAGCAGCAGCATTTACCATTGAATTTATATTACCATCTCTTCCATGTTCTATTGCTGTAACTTCCATATATTTAGCTAATCTATCTAACATAGATTTTATACCTACGTATGCTCTATAAGTTGGTGTCTCATAAAGTTTTTTACACATATCTAATGCATATCTAATAGTACCATCTTCAACAGATTCTTCTAAACCTATTTCTTCAATTATAATATCTTCTTTTTCATTTTCAGGTAAGTTGAAAAATGGATTCAAATCTGGATTAGGACAACTCATATAAAATACATATTTATAGACATCTAAATGTGTATCCGGATACTCATCCATTACTTTCTTTAAAAAAGGTAAAGCATAACAATGTTCTGTTAAAATTAAATTATTGTTCTGTATATCAAATAATTTTACTATCATAATGCATTAGGATTAAAATGTTTTTCCAATTCTTTTTTAAATTCTTTATAGCTCATCTCTAAGTATAACGGTACACTCTGACCAAAAACAACTACTTCAACATGAGTATCCATAAATTTTTCAGTCCCCGGATGATAATATTCTCTAAAATAAATTACTTTACTTAGATCAATCATTACTTTTGTTTTTTCAAATCTAAAGTCTGTTGGTACTTTTGAGTGTTTTGATTGTACTGCTATTGTTGTTATAAACTCTTTCATAGTTATTTTTTATCTTTTAACCACATCATCATAGATATTACTTCATCTTTCAAATATGGTAATTCATAAATTTTAATTTCTTCAATTACTGGTTCTCCATTAACATGTTCATTTATTGGATATCCGTTTTCATCTTCTCCAACTTTTTTAAATTTTACATGTTGAATTACTAATTTACCTATTTTAAGTTTAGGATTGTGCTTTTTAATAATATACGCATAAATACTGAGTTGTAAATTATAATGGTTTAAATTACAATCATCCAAATGACTAATTGGTTTATACATTTTTTTTGTAATGCCTTCCCAATTAGTAAAACCTTTATCTTTGATTTCTTTATTTGTTTTGTAATCAGTTATATTAATATACCCATTTACAACTTCAACTAAATCAGCCTGACCACATATACCTAAAGATTTTAAATAAACTAAATGCTCAGGATATATTCCTTCTTTAATTTTTTGATCTGGTGCAATTTTTACACCGGTTTCTTCATTGTTAAGTGGTCTAATAATGGGTAATTCAACACCTTGCCTTGATAATGTATCTAAATCACATATATCAGCTTCACGTTGATTATGATAAAAGTTACCAAGCTTTATTGCCCTTTCAGTTTCACTATCCCATGCAGCAAGTATTTCTTTTGTAGTCATACCATACCACTTAGATCTTTTGTTTTTTGAAGACTTTTTAGCTTGTCCTTCTCTGTCAAATTTAGGTTTAAATTTACCAACCAATGAGGTTACACTAGTCCATTGAATATCATCATTATCATTGCTTTCATAAACATGTCCTTCTTCTTTAAATATAATTGCCATTATTCTTCTGTTTCAATGTTTGATGAGGTATTTGTTGTTGATGTATACCAATAAGGTTGGCCAGGTCTATTTGGATCGTATGTCCAATCTGGTTTTTGTGTAATAGTTCCCGTACTATATGGAACTGTAACTATTTCAGGAGATTTATTAATTGCCTCTAATAAAATTTTAGCATCCTCTTTAGAAATACTACTATTAGATACCCCTTCTAAAACTATATCTATTGCTGTTTTTTTCATCATTATAAATTTATTTGTTTATTTATTATATCTTCTTGCTCTTCTGTTACTAGAGCATCCCAATATCCTTTTGGGCATTCAGATGATAATGATCTTACTTTAAATGCAAGACTACAACCACAATCAGAACAACATGGTTGTGATCCTGGTGCTACACAATCATCACCTTTTGCATCAAACAATGAACATCTGACACATATTTGAAATCTATCAGTAGCTACAGCTTCAATATGTTCTTTTTTAAAAATATTGTTTTTAATACCTTCAGCTATCTTATCAATATTCTTAAATGCATCTACATATTTTTTCCATTTATTTACCATCTCTAAATTTCTTTTTATTTAATATTTCGTCATTTATTTTTTCCAAAGCTGTCTCCATTTGTAAAATATCTTTTACAATATTCTCACTTTTAGCATAACCATTATAAGTTCTTTTGGCAATATTACCAAGCAAACTTTTATTCTTAAGGATTGCTTTTTCTAATTTATTTTTTCTTAGCTCAAATGTCCCTAAACCTTCTACATATATTTTTGGAAAAGATAAAGTTGAAAGTTTTTTTCTAAGCTTTCCGTAGTAAAATGTTATAAAATCATCAACTACTTGAGGATGAACTCCCACCTCATCTGCTATTTCCTTACTAAACTCCTTGTGTGATCTCGGATGCATTACCTAAAACTTTATAATCTAACAAAACTAAACCTTCATTTTGAACATTTATGTTTGGGTTAATTAATATTGTTTTTTTATTTGTTCCTTTTTTGCTAAGAAGTCCTTTTTTTTCAGCTTTTGTAATTGCATTTCTAGCTGATTGTGGGCTTTTAAATATCTCTTGTTTTACTAAATCAAGACAAAACTTTGTTAGTTCTACATTATTATTTTTAGCAAGTTCACACAAAAATTTTAAATCAGAATTATTCAATAATATATCATTGAAAAAACAATACGTAAGTATTTGATACTTTATTGAGGTATCAATATTTACTTTTAATTTTAAATCTACTTTTTTTACTAGTGCCATTATAAACTCATTATCATATCAACAAAGTCTGGATGAGGATAGCAATCTGATTTACCAGTACGAACATTACCGTGTACTAATAAACCTTTTACTTTTCCATAATAAGCTTCTTCTTGAAAATCAAAGCCTTTTGTTGGACCATACTTTTTGATAAATTGTTTTAAACCTATTCTTATATCTATACCATCTCTTTCTCCAACCCATCTTATCCACTTCTCAGTTTCTTTAATCTGTTTTTCTGAGTAAGCATGCCAGTGTAATTTACCTTTAAATGCTTCTGGTAGTCCCATAACTTGTGATTGTAAGCAAGATGATCCTACATACGTTTTATATTCAGAATCAAGATGACCCATATTACATAATTCAATTCCTACAGAATGTCTATTCATGTGCCCTGAACCTGTTTTTCCTAAATGCCAACCTTGTCCACCTGTTGGAAATGCTTGAACCATTACACCATCATATTCATCATCACCGTTTCTATGGTTAATACCGCCTAAAACAAATTCTGTTGCTACTCTTCCTCTATCATCTCTGCTCCAATGATCAATGCATGCATATGGATTAGAATTTCCTGCAGTATGATGTAAAAATATATAATCATTTTTTATAGGACCTTCTATATATTCACCTTTTGGTAAATAGTGTTTGTGAATAATTTGATTCCAGGGTGTTGTAAAATATTGACTAGATGTATCATTATCTTCATCAATTTCTACTGTAGTACAATCATTAAGAGTTAAGATAAGAGACCATGTATCAGATCCAACTATTCCATCTGCAGTTATACCATGCATTAATTGAAATCTAATTACATGTTTTTCAGTCATAAGACCAAAATCACCATCGGGTGTAATTTTAAGTTTTTGTTGTAAAGTTTTTACATCTAAACCTTTATCTCCTTTTTTAATAACTTTCATTTTATTCAATGTTTTGTGAAGCCTTTTCCATTGCTTCTTTAAAAGCTTTTTCTTCATCAGATGGTCCTTCACTTGCATTTTGTTGTGCTGCAGCTTGAGCCATAAAAATTTGAGCTTGTAATCTTTCTGCTCTAGCTTTATCTATTTCAGAAAGTAAATTTTCATATTCCGCTTGAACAGTTAAATGTGGAATGTTGTCTTTGTAAAATTTTGTAATTTCTTCTCTGCGTTCTCTAAGTTGTTCTTCCGAAAGCTGAGGATCTTTGTCTTGTAAATCAGAATTTACTTTTTTTAATTTTGCCATTTTGTTGATTTTAAAATTTAACTTAATAACAAATATATAAAAATAGTTTAAACTTTAAAAGTATTTTTATATATTTAACCAAATAATATTAAAATGAAATATCTTAAATCTGTTAACTCATTTATTGATGAATCAACATGCATGGTTTATGTATGTATAAATAATTATTGTGGTGACACAAGAGAAGGTGTTCATTTAAAAGATATGAGTGAGGAATGGTGGTCTAAATTAGATCCATCAGATATAGCAAGAATAGATACAAAAGGTGGGTTATTTTAACTTATTTTATTTCTCTCTAAAATGTTAATAACATTTTTAAGTTCAATATAATCATGAAATTGTATATCACCTTCTAATATTTCTACAATCCATTTACCTTCTTGAGTATTATCGTTGCTATTAGATATTAAATCAATATGCCCTATTTTGTATCCGTAGTAATAAAAAGCAACACTACCTGACTCTTCTGGAGTAACATCTATTCTTTCAAAGCCTAATTTTTTAATGTTTAATTCAGTCATAACAATACATTTAAGGATTTAGTACATTAGCTTTTAGATTAACTATTAAATCATCTAATTCAGTAAATACATCAGTCTCATAATTAAGACTGTAGCTTAATACAGGCCAATTATTATTTACTATATCAATATTAAGTGGGGTTTGAAAATAAATTAAATTATTTACAACATAATAATAATCATACTCTTGAGGAGTACAACACGCATTTGTTATACGTTTAATAAATCCGTAATTTATTAAATCATTTTCAGTCATAATCATTTATTTTACAGTTGCTTTTGTGCTTTTAAAACCAACTACCACTTTACTCTGTTAGCCCAGTATGCAGCAGACATTTTTCCTTTTTTAATATTTTTAGCATGTCTTGCTTTAAAACTTGCACGTTTCTTTTTCATTTTGTCTGATTCACCTGCTTTTGGTTTACCTGCAGTTTTAGCACCTTGTTCACCAAACCTAATTGTTTTTACTTTATCACCTTCTTTAGCTACAACAATATGTGACTTCTTAGGATGTCCTGGTGTACGTTTAGGTTTATTATAACCAGACACTCCAGCTCTTGCTAATCTACTATCTTTTTTCTTAGTTGCCATAATTATTTTGCATTATAAGTTTTTTGTATAAAATAAATTATATCCCATATTAATGCATCTCCACCATTAGATGTTATCTGCCAAAAAGATCCATTCTCTACAAAACTAGAATCAGCATAATATTGAAATACTTGGTGAAAATTATGTTCTGCGTCATTACCTTTTGGAAATATTGCTTCACCAGTAATTCTATCATATGGTGTTCCATTTACACCTTCAAATGCTATATCTAAATGAGTTTGGTTTGCGTTAGGTGCTTGGTATTTAAATACAACAGTCATGATATACACATCATTTGCATTATCTGCTAAAACTCTATTAGATGTACCATTATAATATTCTATGTTACTACCGCTTGTATAAATGGCACCTGCATTATTTGGTATCTCAACTGATGCTCCATCTAATAATGGAAATTTTTTTGATTCAATCCACTCTGTATCATCATATCTCGCCCAACCTTGACCATTTGCTTTTGAACCAGAATTAATAAATGATTTTAAACTACTTAAAGATACAAGTTCAGTTTGCACTTTAGGTTGAGGTTTTAATCTTTCTTGTGGTGATTCATATCTAGCAACAGTAACAACATCATCTGGTTTAGGTTGTTTAATTTGCTTTCTACGAAGCATTCCCATCAT